GACGGTTCAAAGGACTTCATCAATGAGGTCGGATGGATGGACAATTCATCTAAAGACGTGAAAGGTGGAAACAAAAATATCAACGGCGTGGTTCAGTTTGAGCCAGTCAGAGGTGTCAAAAAGTTCACTACGGACAGGGATCTGTTGGCTTATCTTAACGGTTTGCTAATGGAAAACGAGAAAAGGCTCGCTGAGGTTGTACCTCCGGTGCGCTTTTGTGATTGTGGTCTACCAGTAATTGAAAATTGCCCGTGTGGAAGTGCCAAACCTCAGTTGCCAACTAGAGAATTGCCCTCAGATTTTGACGTTGATAAATTTCTGGCTAGTGAGCAGGAAGAGTCAGACGGAAGAGATTTCATGAAAGATTTTGAAAATGAGGGAGAGGACGAGGTGCAGGTGTTGTTTCATCAAGGTGCCAATTCATCCAAGATGGAACCGGTTGTTACAGATCCTGACGGAGGAGAGCTCTATTGTGAGGAAGATGAAGAAAGTGAAGAATTAAAGTGTCTTATTTTGCAAAACAAGAGAGGATACCTTGAAGGTCTTGGATCTTTCTTCACGCAGGAGTTTAAGGATGATGTAGTGTCGGCTCTTGGCGGTGCTGCCGCTGTGGCAACAGCTTTTGGATTGTTGTACGGGGCAATATCGCTCATAGTGTTTATGGTCAAGAGCCAAGCTACACCACCGAGTGATTCTCAAGCGGCGATGGGCCCGATCATAGATGGCGTTGAGCCTGAAGATGAGATCAACAGAAACGTTGTTAAGTTTTTGAAGAAGTCACTGCCGAATTGGGTAAAATTGCCGACAGACAGTGCTAACGTCGTACCTATAAAGTATGATGGACGCAACATGTTTGCAGTGTGCATCTTGCCTACAATGTGGGTAACACCCAAGCATTTGTTTGTACGTGGAGAAAACAGCCTGACAGATCCTTTACCTGAACAAGGAGAGTACGTGTTAGGCACAACAAAGATTTTCTTCAGCTCAAAACATGACTACGTTGTGCAACCAAAACCAGATGTCGATTTGGTTTATTTGTACATCCCTTTTTATCCTTCGTGTCCCGGTGGTATTTATAAAGGTTTAACGACCTGCATTGACTACATGAGGACTGCGGAGTTTAAAGGTAAAGAGGCCATGGTTCACAGAACCAAACTGCATGGTGCAGACTTGGTGTTTGTTGGGACAGAAGGAAGGAACGGAGATTGTGGTTTGACCTACACACAGGATGGAAGCATAATCGCTATTCACACACTGGGCGACGACACAGGCAAGAACAAGAAGACGGCAGGAGTTGCCCTCTTGAAAGGCGACGTCGATGCTATGATTGAGTTTTTCAACGCCAAGAGGATGGCGGTGAACAAACCTGTATCTTACGTTGACCCAGCTATCGACAGGTTGATTCAACAGTCTGAGGACATAAGACCTCCAGGTGATGTTGCGCATATGGCTATACGCATGACTCCTGAAGAATTGATGTCGCAAGACAACGTTTTGCTAGGTAGACTACCAAGCAAGAGCAAAGCTCGTATGAGTGGTGTGGAGACCACTTATTATGAGTTTTTCAAAGAGAAGCTGGGAAAGAAGTACGCGCGACCTAATACGTTGCATGCACTGGCTTCAGCTAATTATTCCAGCCCTTTCACTAGGAGCTTGGAGATGAAAAGAGGCAGACTTAATCGGTTTGTCTTTGATGCGGGTGAACACTTGATAGAAGTTATCAAGAGTACAGGCGAAAAAGAGTTGGGATTTGTTAGTTTAGTGCAGGCCCTAATAGGTGATCAGAGAAATCATTTATTGGGCCCCACAGATGACGACAAATCTGTCGGATATTTGCACGCTTTGTACAAGAGGACGAAGACGCAGGTATTCCCACGATGTGGAGACACGACTACGCCGCATAAAGCATTTTTTGACAGAAGGAAAATTTTGCTAAACGCTGCGATTCGTGGTGAACAGAGTGTGGTAATTGAGTCAGCCACGCTGAAAGATGAAATGATCGCCGCTGAGAAAGTGGCTCAAGGAAAGGGCAGATTGTTTATGGTCTCTGAAAAGGAAGTGAACGTCCTGTTGAAAGAGATGACGTCTAACATCTGTTCCGTTCTGATCAAGCATTGGAAACGGACCGGCTGCGTGTTGGCTTTGAACCCAGGAGGCTTTGATTGGGACGAAATGACCAAGAGGCTTCTTGAAGTGAACGGTCGGTATCTAGACACTGACTACAAGTATTATGATGGAAGTCATTCTAACTTGTTGACGTTTGCTTTTACTCTGTTGTGCAAGTTTGCCGAAGCTTTGGGTTACCCCGAGCATGAGATTAGAATCATGTCATCCTTCCTTGAGACGATCAGATGCAAAGTTATGGAGATCGAAGGGTTCTTGGTGTTCAGAGAGAGTAAGCTATCCAGCGGTATTTATCTGACTATCATCATCAACTGCATCATCAATTGGCTTATCACCCAATCGTGGGTGATGTCAGTGGTTGAAGAAGAGAAAATCAGGTTTGATTACGAGAAGGATAAATTCGACCTTAAAGTCGGGGACGATTTGCTCTTCACCTTGAGACAGGAGTTTACTGAAATGGAATGCTTCAATCCGGAGCGTTTAAAGGAGTGGGCTGATGATCTTGGTTATGAGATGACTTCTGCTGATAAGACACCTACTATCCAATGGAAGGGCATCGAAGGAGTTCAGTTAGTCAAGAGAAATTTTCGCTATGATGAAGCCACGGGAAAGTGGATGGGATGTCTGGAGAAGACGTCTATCTACAAGATGGTGTGCTACAGCACGGCGACGTCGATCCCCCAAGCAGAGCGGGATCAAGCTGCTGCATTTTGTGCCTGTAAAGAGACGTACCTTCACGGAAGAGAAGAGTATGAAACTTTCAGCGCTATTTGTAGAGCAAACAACATCAAACATTGGACTTGGGAAGAGCTTGACCGAGCTTATCGCAAGGACGTGTTAAAAGTCTGGGATTCTGGTGACGATAATATCGATCCGGAAGCTCAGCAACAACCAAACCCTTTTGTAGGGACAGCCACTATTGAAGTAGGTCCTCGGCTTAAAGAGGATCAACCCGTTGAATTATTGCCTTATAATCTCATTGATGCATTGAGAGGGATAGATTTAGCGGGTCTTTCGCATCAAACCAAGAGCGTGTCCCAGGACCGGGATGCGTTCGAGAACACACGGTCTACTGAAATTAACGCCAGTGAAGGTTTAACCTTCAGTTCCAGCCATGGAACTATAAATAATATGGAAACGCTTGAGGCACCAAAAATCGACTTAGTCAGTGTTACCGCACCAGCTAGAGTAGATGAGGAGACGATACCAGACAGAAATAGACTCTCGGGAGTTTACCGACGTATTGGAACGTTTTCGTGGTCTGCAGCAACAGCCACACAGTCGCTGGACGCCTGGCTCAGTCTGGTCGTGTTGAGCCCGTTTGCAAAGAACTTCGCGGATAATTACCAATATTTCCGTGGAAGTCCAAAGATTCGTGTGAGTTACACAGGAGCTAGCTCTTATTTGGGTTATGCTCGAGTGTTTCTTGTGCCAGAGAGAGTACAAGACACAACAAGCATCAACTCGGCAGTTAGAGGCGATTATAGCACCTTGGGTACTAACCAATACGCTAGATCTGCTTCTTTGCCTCACATTGATTTGGACGCGTCCATGTCGTGTGTGTGTGAGCTGTCAGCACCGTACCTTGCTAGTTCAGAATTTGAGATGTCCCCCACAGTTAATGATTGGGTGATTTATTTCCAACCTTTTTTCTTGGCAAAAGCAGACACCACGGCCCCAAACACGTTATCGGTCACGGTAGAGCTTTGTTACCCGGATCTATGTGTTTTCAATCTCACTCCTCAGGGAGGTGATGACTCACCGTCTGTGTTGAGCAGTCTGCTTAGTTATGCTAAGAAGTTTGGGAAAGCTTACATTAGCCCAGCTGTTGCGGTTGCGAAGTGGGGTGTGTCAGCTGCCGAGGCTCTGGGGTTTTCAAGACCCCCTGAAGAAAACTTGAAACAAGTCGTGCATCGTGGATACTCTAACATGGCAGCTATGTCTGGCACAGACGATGGAGTGATTCATTTGGGAGTTGATCCGAGACAGATGGCAGATATGAGTCCGGCTAACTTGCCTGGGCCTGAGATGAGCAGTTTTGATGAGTTTCTTAAGAAGAGGAACCACATCATCAGTCCTGGCTTAAGCGCTTACGCTACCGCGTACGCCATTGGGCCTGACGTTTTTCCTCAAACCTTTGCATCCCTCTTGGAGTATCCTACGCCACTCAACGTGTACACATTTATGTTTACACAGTGGCGAGGCAGCTTTATCGCTAGAGTGACGGTCTACTCGAGTCCTTTGGTTAGGATGAGGATAGGCGTGAACTTGATGCCCCCAAACACGACTGTGGCCGCTTTCTCGGCTAATGGATCCGTGATCGCCAAGATTGTGGAAGTTGCGGGAACGACGACTTTCGACGTTGAAGTTCCATGGATGTATCCTACGATGACAGCAGCGGTTGCCCCATTGCAGTGGAACACTTCGATTCGACCCCGAATTATGTTACACATTCTAGAGGGGCCAAATGGGACAGGAGCTTCCTGCGCTACCCCTCCATTTTCTGTCGATCTCATACCACAAGCAGACTTTGAAGTGACGCGACCGAGTCTTGACATTTGGAATACATTCCTTATGCAACAAGGACGGTTGGCCGACACGGTTGGTGCTAAGGTTGAGAGTTTCAATGAGCTGGCAAAGAGAAGTAGTCATCTAGGAACTTTTAGACCGGGGGCAGCGGCAACAGTCGCGAATTCCATAGCCATTATTCTACCTCGAGATTTACCGCTGATGATTAGCGGGAACGCTCACACTTGGAATGGTGGCACTGCGACTAGTGATCTAGAGTGGACTGAGCCCGCATGGTGTTTTTTAACGCTGTGTAGAGCTCTGGCGTTCGGTTATAGAGGGTCTTCTCTCTTTAGAGTAAGAGTGATGACACTCGACGGCAGCAGGACTCCATTGGCGGATGTGACTAGTCAAGTGTGGTTCTCTCTCTGTAAGGCGAAATCAGAGATAGGACTTTCACAAACCACGATTGGCACTGGTGTACTCACCATGAGAGTGCCTTTTGTCGGTCAAGGGGTACAGTACTTCGATAAAGGAGTTATCGAAGTAAGCGTGCCTGATTACTCGCTGGAGAGATTCACCAACACGATGATTGGCCCAGTTGGGACAGTTCAAGTTGTGACTGACTCAGTGGTAATGGGAGTTTATCCAACACAACAAACAAACGGAGTAGCGTACGATGTATCGTATGCTGCTGGTGACGACGTAAGGTTCGGCATGTATATGCCTCCTTGCCTCACTCTCCGAGTATAGGTGGGAACACACCTTAGGCTACCAAAGCCCTAATATAAATCAAACGAAATTTTTAGGACCTGAGTGGCCCGCATTTTGTTCGTCTTTATTTATATGAGGGTGCCTGAAGCATTTTCATTGACCA